GGCAGTCAGCAAGCGGCGGGCGGTGGCAAGCAGCAAGCAGCGCCAGCAGATGACTCAACAGAGTCTGTCAGCACAACGCAATCAAACGACGTTGCTGAGAAAAACGCCAGACGCCAAGCGCTGATGGAAAAAGCTCAGAAACTCCGCGAGAGAATCGCAGCGCTTAGGGCGCAGGTTGCTCGTGAAAGTTCAATTCCTCAAACAGTTTTAGGAAACCCAGCATGAAAGTAATCCGCAAAGCAGCCCCGAAAAAGGGAATCATCCCTGCCGGTTTCGCCAACGGCGGCAAGGTCGTCAAGCCATTCACAGGCAAAGACACCAAGGCCGAAGAGATGGCAGAAGCCAAGGCTGTTCGCAGCGGCAAAGTCTCTGCCAAAGAGTATGTGCGTCGCGAAGTTGCAGAAGAGAAGAAGGAAGGCGAGAAGCCAAATCCAAAGAAGCTCGCAGCAACAGGCAAGGCATTGGCCAACGGCAAGATGTCTGCTGACAAGTACGGCTCAATGGCGAAGATGGCCAACGGCGGCAAGGTTGCCGTCAAAGGCTCAATGAAGAAAGGTTGCTGAAATGGCTGAAATTCAAAACTGGCAAAAACAGAGCATGGCCAAAAATGGCGGCTGCTCTGCTCCAACACAAATGAACCCCAAGCTGTTGCCCACTGGCGCAGCAGCAGGTCTTCACAAGAAAATCGCAACCCCTAGCTTCGGCATGGGTGGCGTGGTCGGCACTAAGACTGCTGGCAAAACTGTCCGCAAGTTTGCTGATGGCGGCGAAGTCCAGTTCGACCAAGGCGAGTTCGCCGGTGTAGACAAGGCTGTTGCCGAACAAGCATCTGGCGCATCTGCCTTGGCAGACGAGAACTACGGTGACGGCACTTCACGCGAGCAACGCATGGAGATGGCAACAGGTTCCAAGTCAGCAACAGACGACCAAGTTCGTGCCGCTGCTGACGAAGGCGCTGCAATGCCCAAGTCGTTCAAAGAGGCGTTTGCTGAAAACCGCAAGGCTGGCAACAAAACCTTCGAGTACAACGGCAAGAGCTTCACAACAGAACTCGCTGGCAGCAAACCCGCTGCAAGCAAGCCATCTGAGTCTCGCAAGCAAATGGCAGCCGCATTCAAGACGGCAGCCTCTGGCCCCGTTCGCGGCGCTGACTTCGACCCAGACAGCATGGACAACTTCTCCGGCAGCAAGCCAAAAGCTGCTGCTCCAGCACCAGCACCGACTGCCGCACGAGTGATTCAACCTCGCGGCAAGGGTGTCATCGACACAAGCAACATTGACCCAAAGACTTTGTTGCCACGCCGCTGATGCTTAAACACCCAGATAAACGTGTCCTCAGCGCCCTAGCGGGTCTTGAGGGCAACGACAACTTTGAGACCGTGAAGCAATGGCTTGAAGAGTCACTACAAGACCTGTACTACAACGGCGTCAGAACCAAGGATGAGTCGCTCTCACGTTGGTCGCAAGGCGCTGCACAGGCTGTTGGTGATTTCCTCAACACCGCCAAGTCTTCACAAGAGTCTCTCCGCAAATCGCGGTAACTCACCTTCGGGTGGGTTAGCGGCATCTCGCCGCAAAGGGGCTGGCCCTTCAACCAGCAACCGCTGAACACCGAACGAATCGCTTGAACACCGCGAAGGCTCAATCGCGACCGGCTCGGCTCACGGAGTAAATATGTCAACTACACCACGCGCAGTACAAGAGGCCGAAGACCGTGCCAATCGTCTGCAAGAAGAACTAATCGCAAACAAGCAACAAGCTGCATCTGGGGAAACCCCTGCTGCTGACGGCGCACCTGCTGCGAGTGAAACACCTCCAACAGACGCACCTCCAGCTCAAGGCTCGGAAAGCTCTGCACCCGCGAACGACTCTCAACCAGCGACCCCTGCACCGGGCGATGATTGGGAACACCGCTTCAAGGTCTTGCAAGGCAAGTACAACTCAGAAGTGCCACGCTTTGCACAGGAAAACAAAGACCTGAAATCGAGGCTTGAAAGTCTTGAGTCAGAAATGACTCAGCTCAAAGCCACTCCACCTGAACCGCTGGTCAAACAAGAAGAGATTGACGAGTACGGCGAAGGCTTGATTGACGTTGCCCGTCGCATTGCTCAAGAAGAGCTTGCGAAGAAGCAATCTGAAATCGACGCCCTCAAGTCTCAAATCAATCAGATTTCTACCGCGACGACCAACACGGCAAAGAACGACTTTTTCAAATCTTTGAACGCACTCGTCCCAGACTGGGAACAGATTAACGCTGACCAATCCTTCCTCACATGGTTGGATGAGTTGGATGAGTTGACTGGCGAGACGCGCCAATCCTTGCTAAGCAAAGCCGAGCAAGCTCGTGACGCTTCGCGTGTGAGCAATTTCTTCACGTCGTTCAAGAAGGCATCTTCATCGTGGGCGGCGAACAGCCAAAGCGCTCTCGAACAGCAAGTCGTACCGCCAACGAACAAGGCTCCCGACACACCCCCTTCAAAGAAGGTGTGGACTCGTGGCGAGATTTCCGAGTTCTATGACCGTGTACGCAAAGGCGCTGTTTCTGACGCTGACGCTATCGCCATCGAAGCTGACATCACCGCAGCTTCAATCGAGGGTCGTATTCGATGACCCGCAACTCAAAATCTTTTTAAGAGGTAATTCAAATGTCATTTCCCGTAGCTTCTGGCCGTACTCAATACAGCGGCAACTTCATCCCTGAAATCTGGTCTGGCAAACTGCAAGCCAAGTTCTACAAGACCACTGTTTTCAGTGAAATCTCCAACAACGACTGGGAAGGCGAAATCAAGGGCCAAGGCGACAAGGTTCACATTCGCACCATCCCAACAATCACCATCAACTCGTATGCCAAGGGCGACAACCTGACCAATCAGGTTCCAACCTCTGCTCCTATCGAGTTGTTGATTGACCAAGGCAAATACTTTGCCGTGGTGTTGGACGACGTGGACGCTGTGCAAACAGACGTTAAGTTGATGGACATGTTCACCAACGACGCCACTGAGCAAATGAAGATTGCCATCGACGCGCAAATCTTGGACGGCGTGAAGGCTGCTGCTGCCACTGCCAACAAGGGCGCAACTGCTGGCGTTATCTCTGGCAACGTGAACTTGGGTACAGACGCATCTCCTCGCGCTGTGACTAAGGCCAACATCATCGACCTCATCTTGGATGCTGGTCAAGTGTTGGACGAGCAGAACGTGCCTGAGTCTGGTCGCTGGTTGGTCATCCCATCTTGGATGGCTGCCATGATTAAGAACTCTGACCTCAAGCAAGCCTACTTGACTGGCGACAGCGTGTCTCCCTTGCGTAACGGCAAGTTGGGCATGATTGACCGCTTCCAAGTGTATGTGTCGAACAACCTGCCAAAAACAGGCGACGGCGACAGCTACTTGTTGGCCGGTACAAAGGATGCGATTACCTTCGCTTCTCAAATGACCAACGTGGAAACTCTCCGCGCTCAGTCAACATTCGGCAACATCGTGCGCGGCTTGAACGTGTTCGGTTACAGCGTCATCAAACCAGAAGCTCTGGTGAACATGGTCGCTGTTAAGGGTTAATCCTTTCCGGCTGGGGCTTCGGCCCCTTGACTCCCCACTGAGGTTCGCCTTGGTGGGGTTTCTTTAAGTGAGACACACGCATGACGCGACAAATGAAAAACATTCGTACCGGCAAGATTGCCGTGTATGACGCTGACCTTGTAGAAGGCGGCCGCTGGGAAGAATACTTCCCGCCAAAAGAGAAGCCAGCTTTGAAGCTCAAGAAGCTCAAAGGCACAGGCGCTCTCGAAGTTGCTCCCGCAGTTGAGGCTGATGCCGCTGCACCTGAAACCAAATAACTGAACAACAGACATGGCAACTTTCCAAACTATCACGGATGACGCTCGTGTACTCCTGAATGACCAAGTCATTGACGCGAACACCATCACTCGATATACGGAGTCCCAGTTGCTTGGCTACGCACGTCAGGCTCTCGTTGAGGCCCGTCGTGTCCGCCCAGACCTGTTCCTTTCAAACCTGACCGGCGCATTCCCTACATTCGTGGCAACAGACACTGTTCCACTTCCAGAGGAATACCACGTCTGTTTAACAGATTACGTTACTCACCGCGCTGAATTGCGTGACGATGAGTTCGCTGTTGATGGACGCGCTGCTGGCCTGTACCAAAAATTTAAAGCGGGGCTGATGGGCGTATGAAGACCTACGAGGCATTCTTTCCCGATGTGCTGCCCGATGTTCCGGGCTGCCCTTCGGATGCGGCAATCCGTGCGATTCGCCATGCGGTGATTGAGTTCTGCGAGAAGTCGCTGATTCATCAAGTCACCCAAGACCCTATCACTTTGCGTGAGAACCTCACGGACTATGACCTTGACGCGCCCAATGGGTATCGTGTCCAAAAGGTAATGAAAGTCTGGTTCCGTGGAGTTGAGCTAGAGCCAATCGCTCCAGACGACATGGCCTTGCCTGACGCTTACAGCCGAAGCATTGGTGGCTACACGCCATCCAAATCGACCCCGACTGGCTACACACAAAAAGATTTTGAAACGGTGAGTTTCCTCCCAATTCCGAATCAGACCTATGCCAACGCTATTACAATGAGAGTAGCGCTCGTGCCTCTGCGTGATTCAACGCAGATTGAGGACTTCCTCTACGAGCAGTGGGGTGAGTCAATCGCCTCTGGTGCTAAGGCCCGGTTGATGCTCAACCCCGGCAAACCCTACACAAACCAAGAAGCTGCTGCAATCAATCAAGGTCGCTACATGATGGCCCTGAATGACGCACGGCAACGCGCTATTCGCGGCAACGTCCGCTCTGACCTGATGGTCAAGATGAGGAAGCCATGACAGAGAAAATCAAACTCGTCGCTGGCGACAATCGCCCCTACCCCAGCCGCCACCAGTAGGTGTTGGGAAGGTGATTGCGACGTTGTTCGATGTTTGGCCGCCAGTGCCAGACGATGCAACAGTTGAGCCAGCGCTTTGTGTGCCAGCCCAGTTAGCCAAGCTCGATGTCACAGCCACGCGAGCGTAGCCGTTTGTCGAAACCTCAGTACCACCAGCAGCGTCACTTGGTGCGCCTGTGAACAGGCCGACATACAAGGTTGCAGTTGTTGGGGCGCTTTGGCCACGGAAAATCTGGTCAATCAGTTGGTTTTCCAGAAAGTCGGTCATTGCGGACATGAGTTAATCCTCTCAGTTAAATTGTTGACGTACTT